CCAAATATTTTGATACGCTACCTGTATATCTCCCAAAGCCTTTTCTGCCGCCTTGCAAGTCTTAGCTTGAATCTCTAGTTTGGCTAGTGCTTCTACTAAACGTTCTTCGTATTTACTCATTTTCTTGCCCTTTGTTTTTTGATTGAGATTGAATATTAAACGCTTACTGCCCAAAAGTAACCCTTTTGTATATACCATTATGGAATAAAGGATTTGTTTTTATAACTTTACATCTCACCTATTCGCCATTCCTCTTCCTTAATCTGCTCCTTTAAGTCTCTGGCAAACTGGATTACCTCTTCCCTGTTAAACTTGGGCGATGCCCTCCAAGCCAGACGCTCCATAGCCTTGACCCTTTTTTCGCCATAGGTATCGGCCATATACTGCCTGTATCTCAAAACATAGTGGGCTTGCTTCATGCCCCACAGGTTACAGCTAGGGCATTGGGGGTGGATGTTTTCCTCGAATAGCTTAAAAACTGTTCGTCCCCTGGGTATAAAGTGACCGCCCTGCATGGCCTTATAGTGATCTACCTTGCCGCAGGTAACGCACTGACAGTATCCATTGTCATCTGATGCCTTTAACCTAACTAGGCGCTGCATCAGCTTTGCCGCTTTCTCAACCTCTTGAGCGACAGTAGATTTCTTCCTCTTCGCCATATTCTAGTTCCAGTAGCAATTCACAATAGTGGATGATCTTTTTTATATCTTCTGCGCCATTCTTTGACCTGTGGCGCGTCGCGTACTTAACGATGCAGCCGTCGATGAAAGAAAGATGGTTCTTGGTGATGTACTCGATGGGCTGAATAGCCAGCTTGTAGTGATCGCCACCCTCCTGCTTTTCCAATGCGCTCATTCTTCTGCCTCCGAATCCACGACTTTAATTTCACAAGGAACCCCAATATTACAATAAGGGCAAATACCATAAGCGTTATCATCGTCGCCAACCCAATACTCAAGGCCATTACCGCAATCGCAAAACTGTCTAACAGCATAAATCCCGCTCTGTGGAAAGTTGATAACATTGCTCATTTATTCCCCACTGTAATCTTGACCCTTGAATCTTCCCCGCTGTCTTTGTGATAAACCACAGCAGTCATTGATCGCTCTGCGCCATACCCTGAGTCTGAGTGCCACTGATCGGTGCTGGTCAGGCTGCCCCAGTGTTCAAAGTGCATCGAGCCAACTTCCCTCGCGGTGTGGTGGTGTATATGCCCCAGGTGACAGTAGCGGTTTTTAGACTGGCTCCACTCATCGTCGAGATTCTTAATTACTGCCTGTAGAATCTGCTCATGCTTCATTCTGTCGCCATGGTGGAAAACAAAAAGATTATTGTTCCATTGGTAGTGTATAAACTTGGAATAATTAGGCAGCACATCAACTCGCTTCTCTTCGCTATACAGTAACTCTATGCAGCTAGACAGGTGACAGGCCATATCGGAGTCATGGTTGCCGCGAACATTAATCACGACCACTTTTTTATGCACTGCCAGCATCTGGTCAATTAGAATCTGGAACAAACGCCCTGCCAGCTTAAAGGTCTTACCAATTCGGGTATCGACATCAACCCTAGTACCTGCGGTAGTTTCATTCTTGCTAGAGTCGGCATGGAAGAAGTCACCGACATTCAACAAAACACCAACCTCTGCATCCCCTACTCGCTTAGAAAGTCTAGCGGTTGAATCAATAAGAATCTGGGTGGCTATCTTTATGTCCCAGTCATCATCATCCAGCTTTGTTTCAGAGTCGGCCAGCATCCCAAAGTGATGGTCGCCTATCATATACATGGCTAAATAATCTGCGTTGACTTTTGCAGGGGGCTTGGCTGGTTTTTTTAAGCCCTTTAAGTCATCGGTCAACCCATCAACTACCGCGTCAATCTTGGCCTTCATATCGCGCTTGTGCGGCTCTTGGATAACCCACTGGAGCGCAACAGAGCCATCGTCTTTATAGGCAGTAGATATTCGCTTTGCCTCAAACCCCTCTGCGGTCTGGTGTACCAAATCCCTGTGCGGTGCTACGCCCTGAGAGGCAGCCTTCTTTTCCAGATTTTGAATTATTTTATCAACGCTCTGCCTGGCACAACCTAACTCTTTTGACGCTTTGTTAGCAGAACCTGTAGCAATTACCGAATCTATGACTTGCCGCTGTCTATCACTTGCTGCAAATTCCTTCAGAACCCTTGGGTCAACCTTTTGCATCCTTAACGCTCCTGCTTGGCCTGTAGTTCGGCATACTCACTCTCTGCGGGTATTGATAACCGAATGCCCTGCTTATTTGCCCAATGATACACGTTATCCAAAAAGTGTACCATTTCGCCTTTTGATAGCTTGCTGGTGCTTCTTACCTGCTCTGGGATGTGCTGGTTGCCTATCGAGTAACTGTCAACACCCAAGAAACGCTTTTTAAGCCACAGCTTCCACACCTGATCGGGTTCCGCGTGATCTATCTTGTGGCCTTTCTTTGCCATTTCTGTGGCTATCTCCCTATACCAGATATGCGACATGGCGTTCTGGCTTAAACTTCTGGGGCTTTCATACTTGTCTAGCTTCACCACCAAGGGGTTATCAAAATCCCACGACTCGATGCGCTTTAGGATAAAAGGCAGTTTTGCCTCTACCTCCCTCTTGTCGTTAATTCTTACATGGTCGCCCTGTGTCATTTCAATCTCCACAAAAACAAGGCACTGATTGATCGTCAAACTTGAACAACTGCCCTTGATCGGTTGCTATGACCTGCATCTTTTCATAGCTTGGCTGGTCACTTCTGAACCTAGCATTTATCTTTTTCTCCTGCGCTACCCACCAGTCAGCCAGTGATGGGTCATGCTCAACAATAGACTGCTTTATGCTGTAGCCTTTCAAAAAACACAGGTCGCAGTTGCTTAGGGTATTCACTCCTGCTGGTGGCATAGCTAGATCAAACTCCTGCTTGTCCCAGAACTCTCGCACATCGCCCTCAGTAACCCCAGCATCTGCCATAGGCACAGCGTAATTATCTTTAGACCGCATCTTCGTGGCGCGTCTCGGCTCGTCACCGCGAATGCCCACTACAGTTAAAAAGTCATCACCACCCATGTACCTTTCTATTGTTAACACTTTAAGTTCACTAGTACAAAACCTTGCCATCATATTAGGAAGGTAGTTTTTATCTACTATTAACTGAGCAAAAGGCTCACCATTTCTGCTTGCTGTGTCGTAATCAACCTCTACGAATTGTTTTTTTCCTGTGTATTCTAACCAGGTAATACATACCCCCCAGTTGATAGACACATCTCTGATAAAGTCTAGAGTCTGCGGCATCTCTTTGCCTGTGTTAGCAAATACGACTTCTATGTTTGATGGCAAATTAAAATCATGCGCCTCTAATATTTTATAAAGCATATAGGCAGACGATCTTCCTCCGCTAAAACTTATTACTGCTGGCTCATCTATGAAATAGGGGTTCATAACTTCACCCCCAGCCAGCTTTGGGATAGCCTCTCGCTTTTAGACTCCAGACGCGGCTGCCGCTTTACCCTTTCCCTGCGCTCTTTGGTATAGCCCTTTCTGGATGTATCTGGGTCAAAAATAAACTGCCGCTTTGGGGCCAGGTGTTTAGGCTCACAGAATGCCTCACCATACAGCCTACCCTTGATGGTTGCCCTCATTACCCCACCATCCTCATGGTTTTGCTGCGTCCAATCGCTGTACTCTTTGTGGGTGTAGCATTCCCCGCTGACAAAGTAAGGATGCTCACCCTTAAACTCGACATATCTTGGCTTGTTTTTACTAGGCATTTTTTAACTCCCCATCGAAATAAAAACCGCGAGTGTTTAAATAGTGTTGCTTCATCATCAGGAAGTTATCGCCATCCAGCCAGCTTATATCTGTTAGCTGCATATCAATGGTCTTTGCCCTAATGCTGTCAGACTTGCCCTGCTGTTTAGCTTGAGGCGACCCGCCCCTGTCCTGCGCTCTGGCAAGCCAAGAGTTCACAAAGCGTTTAATGCCTTTAATAGTCTTTCTTTTGGTAGGGTTAGCGTCGCACCATGACCCCATGGCGGCTAGTTCTTGGTGAACATTGATAGCAGGATAGGCTCTCTGCCATGCGATTAAATCGGCTTCCTCTGGTTGCCAATCTTCTTTGGTATTTAATAACATTAGTTCCCCCAGGTTATTTCTGATTTATCAAACATAATTAGCGGCTCAATGTCATCAGGGTTAGGCTGTCTGCCTTTAGCCGTTCCCCCTGCCTGACTGACCTTGAATTTTGCCCTGTGCATAAAACCATCATGGACAATAATATACCCAAATCGGTTATATTCGCGAAAAATAAAATACGACGGGAGCATAGTCACCTGGCTTAGATGTACCATTTCCATATATTTAGGAACATTCAGCGCACAAAACGCCTTCTTGTTGTCCCCGTACCATTTACACTCTGCCCAGCCCAGCATATCCCCGCGACCATCTGGCTCTGCCCCGTTGTGAAACCAGCCATCTAGCCTGTACTTTTTAAGATTAGGTGACTGCTTGTGCATACATCCTAAATGCTTTGCCATCGCAATCAAAAGCCG